GTTCCATCTACATCAGCACCTACTATTTTAGGTGGTAGACCAACTGACCCATCTTCACAAATTGCACAAACTATTAGTGGAGCAATGAGCAGACCAATTCGTGCATATGTGGTTTCGCAAGATGTGTCATCACAACAAGCTTTGGATAGACGAACAAATACGGCAGCATCCTTTGGATAAAACCAAATAAAATTGTTAAAAGAATATGAGATTATACGAATTAGTAATTGAAGACCCAGAAGATGAAGTGATGCAAATATCTCTGGTGGAAAATCCTGCTATTGAAGCATTTGGTGTTTTCTTTGATAAAGAAGAAGTTCATTTTGCAGAGTTAAATGAGGAAGGATTGTTTATGGCACCTATCCTAATCCCAGATAAGAAAATTCTGCGAGTGGATGGGGAAGGTCTCCCATATGAAGTCTATTTTACTTCGCAAACAATTAAGAGATTGGCTCAGATGTATTTGGAAAGAAAATACCAAGCTAATGTAAATGTAGAACACTCTAAAAAGGTGAATGGTGTAACGCTTGTTGAGAGCTGGATTAAAGAATCACACAATGCTGATAAGTCTAAATTATATGGATTAAATGTTCCAGTAGGAAGTTGGATAGGAACTTTTAAGGTAGATAACGAAGAAGTAAAAGAAAAGTTAAGAAAAGGTGAACTACGCGCGGTGTCAATTGAGGGACTTTTCCAACACTTGCAACGCTCTACACCTGATAGATTACAATCTGCTATGTTAATGGAAGCTTGGGCTCAATATAATATGAGTGAAGAAGTTCTTCTTAAAGACATCAACGAATTAACTGAAGATGAAGCTAAAGAATTGTTAAATGCAATTCACAAAATGTTGATGCCTGATGTAGAATTATCAGAACCATCAATTGATTCAACATACCCTGGTGAAGCATCGGGTTCAATCTCACCTGCATTATTATGATGTTTGGTTGGAACAAATCAGTAAGTAAGAAACTCCAAAGATTTGAAGGAGAAAAGATTTCACGCAATGGACTGAAACAATTGTTCTATGATAATCAATATGAGATTATGAAGATATGGGGACAAACTGAAGGTAGAACACCTGGTCATCCTCGTAGAACTTTAAGAGGAGAAGAAGTATATTCCGTATTTGGACCTGGTAACAAAGCTATGCGTGGATTAAAATATTGGGTAGATGGATTCTCAGGAACATCTAATGGATATATTATTCTTTACGATGTAAGTAGAAGTGGATTTAGAGTATTTCCAATTGGAAGAATTGAAAAGGTGGAATACAACGGAACAACCTATAATATTATTTAACGATGCCAATACCTCAAAAGAAATCAGGAGAAAGAGAAGATGATTACATCGGAAGATGTATGTCAGAAATCGGTAATGAATACCCACAGGAGCAAGCATTAGCAATTTGCTACTCAAAGTTTAGAGAGAATATGTCTACGCAAGGTAAGATTGCTTCTAAGTTATCTGAAGCAAAGAAATACGAAGGTATTTATCTATTTGCTGAAGGATTGGAAGACGCTTGTTGGGAAGGATATGAAGCAATCGGAACAAAGATGTTGGACGGTAGAGAAGTTCCAAATTGTGTTCCTATTTCAGAATAAACTATGGAAAGTATCTACACAGTATTAGCAACGGCAGTTACGGTGTTGGGTTCAGCAGCCGCTTTTCGTTTTTATGAAAAGAGGGCAGAAAAAAAAAGAGAAGATGAATACCAATACCGATACGATTGTAGAGATAGAATAGCAAAGTTAGAAGCCCTATTAGAGCAGGCATCTAAAGAAAAGGATGAGATGAGAAAAACTATCTTAGACCTTTCAACCAAAGTAGCAGAACTTACAACGAAGATAGATTTTTTGGAAAAAAGAAAAGGAGGGTAAAACCCTCCTAATCCTTGGAAAACAAAATAACTAACAAACACTTACCCGGTTCGCTTAGGTAAAGGGTGGAGGAAGGAGAACTGACATAACCAATTGACAAAAACCTAAAACTTTGTTCCCCTCCTCCGATACGATAGGAAAATGGTCAGTAAAACCTATCGTTGTTCATCAAACACACCATTCTCAATTAAAGTTCGTAAAGAATTATATGTTGAGTATGTAGCTTCAATTGCTAGTTGATGTGAAGCACTATGAATAACATCTTTTGTAGAGTGATGGTATTGTTCTACCTGCTCATTGAGATACTCTACTAATTTTTCTTTTGAGATTTGATTTGCCATTTTGATTTAATTTTTAATTGTTATACAAATATACGAAATTATTTTGATATATCCAAATTATTTTTTAATCATTTTATAAATTAAATAACTCAACATTACTACTGCAAATACAGTAACTCGGTTTTCTGGATGGGATAAATACTCAATCATACTTTAGGTTTAACTTTTAATTACAGTACTAATATACGAAATAATTCCTGAACTACCAAGCCATTTACTAAAAAAAAGTATAATTTGATTAAAAATTGAGATTTTATACTCACAAAGAAAAAAAGTTAAAAAACTTTTGCTGATTTTTGTGGTTTGGGATTTTTACTATATACTTATATAAGTGTATGATAAGAGTATGGATAGACTATCTATAGAGTATATGTTGTGTATCTCAACTTTTTTTCGTATATTTGTATAAATTAAAATTAAATAATATGGCAAAGAAAAGATATACCGATGCTGAAAAGTGGAAAGATGATTGGTTTATAAACCTTTCTAATGATTATAAATTAGTATGGATTTGGTTGTTAGATGACTGTAATCATGCTGGGATTTGGAAAAAATCTATGAGGAGATTAAACTTTGATTGTAATACAGATATAACAGAAAGTGAATTACTGGAGGTTATTGGGGATAGAATTACAATTATTGATGCTGATAAATGGTTTATTAAAAAGTTTTGTGAGTTTCAAAATGGAAAAGATTTTTTAAGTAAAACATCTAAACCAATTTTATCTGTAATCAAATTGTTAGAAGACAATGGAATTGTTTTCAAAGATGCTGGTGGTAATTATTCATTTTCTAAACAAAATACAGATTATTTAGATAGTGTATCCATACAGTATACTAACACTATCCTAACCCCTAGAGATAAAGGTCAAGAACAAGATACAGTTCAAGATATAATTCAAGAAGAAGTAAAAGTAAAAGGTAAATTAGTAGAAAAAATACTTGATAAACTAATTGATGTAGATACTGATATGACATCTTATAATAGAGCTGTAGAAGATTTTAAGGATTTAGGATGGGATTCAATCAAAGATGCTATGGGATTTGATGATTACACAGAAAAAAAGTGGTTAAATCAAATCAACACAATTTACAATATAAAAACAAATCAATTATGAATAAGCTAGATACAACAGGTTGGAGCAAGGAAAAGAAAGAATCCTATGAACAATACCTTTCTAAAGTAAAGCTTGAAAAAGAGCTTGAAGAAGTAATGGAAAAGATTTTAGCAGAAAAAAATAAAAAAAAGTAAGTTTTTTCTTTCAGGAATGACGTTTCCAAAATTATTATCTATTTATAGTAGGTGTTTGGGTTTATTGCCATTTTCCCTACACCCATAGGTATATTTTGATTTTTACTCGGGGGAGGGAAACCTCCCCCAATACCTAAAAAATGTATGATATGATAAAAGAAGAATTAAGAAATATAGAAGAGTTCCCTGATTATTGGGTAAGCAATAAAGGAAACTTTTATTCAACAAGACTATCCCCCAGAACAAATCCAAATTGTGAGTTTTACAAATTAAAACTTTGGGATAAGCACCCATCAGGTTATATAAATGTTGGGATGTATAATGAGCCAGGTCATAAGAACAAAACCTATTTCAGAGCTCATAGAGTAGTTTGGGAAAACTTTAAAGGAGAAATCCCAGAGGGATATGTGGTTGACCATATCAATAGTAATAAAAAGGATAACCGATTGGAAAACCTCCAACTATTGACTTGGCAAGAAAACATCCTAAAATACCACAGAGTAGATAAACTAAAGAAGAAAAAGTAATGTGTGTAGGTGATTGGTTAGAACGAATCATACACTATTCTACTATAGGATTTGGTAAGCGTATTGCAATGAGGGTTGCTAATTCTTTAGGATTTGAGGATTGTGGCTGTTCAGAAAGACAAAGAAAGATAAATGATTTCTTTGGTTGTAAAAAAGATATAAAATTATTTTAAGTTATTATGGGAAAAAAGAAAATTGATTATTCCCCATTATTGGAAAATGAATGGGAAGAAGCATTGAATGTTGTAAAGGTAGTTAAGGATAGAATCCCTACCGATTTAGCAAAGACCGTTTGGTATTTACACTTAAAGATTAGTAATACTAAAGAACCTCAACCTTGCACCTGCGCATCGTCTGGTAAACATTGGTTGCGTGCATACAACACAATCAAAGACTTTGTCCAAAAAGTAAATGGATGAGAATACCAAAAGAGTAGAACTATTACACCTCAAACATAGAACATGGCTTGAGCAAGTTGCGTTTAATATAACAAAGGATGTTGATGAAGGTGATGATTTACTCTCTGAACTCTATGTTTATCTATTAGAGAAAGGAAATGAATCAATTTGGTATGAAGATACATTCAATCTTCAGTATTGTAGAGCATTCATAAAGACAAGGTGGATAAATAGAGTTAAAATAAAGAATAGGTTTGTTGAAGGCTCAGATGTTGAAACTACGGAAGAAGAATATAATGTAGAAGAAGATTTAAGGATACAAAAGACATACGATGAACTTATAGATGAATTAAAACGATTAGAAGGAACAAAAGTATGGGCATCCGCAAAATTAGCAAGTTTGTATTGGTTTTCATCAGATACATTAGAAAGCTTATCATCAAAGATAGGAGTATCAAAAAGCACTACATTCTTAAACGTGAGAAAAATAAGAGAACACTTAAAAAACAAATTAGATAATCCATTCACCAATAATGATGAAGAGTAGAAGAGTAGGTAGACCTAAAACAAAACTTACTGAAGAACAAGTTGCAGAAATACAAAAGGTTAATAAAGAAAAGTTAGATTACATCTTATCTCAAGGACCTGAATACATCATAGATTTAGCAATTAAATATTATGGAGAAGGATGGATGCAGGTTTTTGAAGGAGAGGAGCATTACTTACGAACTGAAAGAAGTAGATATAACTCAAAGCATGGTGCTTTGATTGGCTCTAAAACAAATAGAGAAAGAAGAATACATCAGATAAACCCTGAGACTGATGAGATTATAGAAACTTGGGAAAATGTAGATGCAGCTGGAGATGCAATGGATTTGGGTAAAACTCAAAGACAGACATTGGTTGGTGTATTACGGGGAAGAGCTCAAACTTATTTAGGATATAAGTGGCAGTTTGCTGACCCACCCCGAATTGTAATTTATGGACAAGATGAAGCAAATCAATGAGAGACAGAAGAAGTTTATAGAATTTGCTTTGTATTTGGACAATACAAATAAAGTTAGTTTACCTTCTATAGTATACACACAATTTATGGTAATAAAAGAGACAGGTGTATATGAAGAATCAGATGGAGAAATACTAAACCTATTTACTAAAGAAATCTTTAGTAAGGAAGGTGTAAAAGAAGAGTGGAGAACACTACTATAATATATCTATATATATTACTCACATACTAATAGACAAATTGTTGTTATATATTAAAATACTATAGGATAATATAAAATGCCGTTTGAAAAAGGACATAAGTTAAGTGGTGGTAGACCAAAAGGAGCTATCAATCGTTCTACGGAACAAGCCAAACTCACGCTTGCCCGATTGGCTAATAAAGGATTGGACAATATTACCGAAGATATAGATAAGATAAGAAAAGAAAATCCAATCAAAGCAGCTGAGATTTATTTAAAGTTATTGGAGTATGTAGTTCCAAAGCTAAAGAGCGTAGATATGAAGGTAGATGCGGAAGTAAATGCAAGAGTAGAAAAGCTACAAATTGAAGTTATACAAAGGGAGAATAAAGATGGAAGTAAAAATAAAGACCAGTAAGACTTTTACTGATATATTAAACGGAGGGAGAATAGTAATACTACAAGGAGGAACTCGTAGTGGTAAATCCTATTCAGCCGTTCAGTATTTGGTAGTAAAAGCATTAGAAGAAGCTGGAACATCTATATCCATCGTAAGAAAATCCTTCCCATCCCTACGCATTTCAACTCTAAGAGACTTTCGTAATATAATGAAGGAGTTGGACTTGTGGAACGAAAACCAATGGTATGCTTCAGAAAACCAATACACATTCCATAATGGCTCAACCATAGAGTTCTTATCGGTGCAAGATGGTGAACGAAGAAAGGGAACTAAAAGAGATTATCTTTTTGTTGATGAAGCAAATGAGTTAGACTGGGATGATATGTTCCAGCTATTCATAAGAACTTCAAACAAAACTATAATAGCATACAACCCATCGTTCCCAACAAACCATTGGATTTATACCCAAATGCTTACACACCCTGAAGCAGAGAGGATTATCTCCACCTATAAGGATAATCCCTTCTTAGAGGATGAGATAATACAGGAGATTGAAAGATTAGAGCATACATCACCATCCTATTGGAAAACCTATGGATTAGGTTTGGAAGGTATGATTGAAGGATTGGTGTTTGATAATGTAAATGTGGTAGATTACATACCTGAGGGCTGTGAGCTATTGGGGTATGGCTGTGATTTTGGCTTTACAAATGACCCAACCGCATTGGTATCCCTATGGAAAGGTGATGAAGGGATTTACTTTGATGAGGTATGTTATGAGAAAAACCTACTCTCAAATCAAATCTCAAACTTTATTAGAGGAGCATACAACGCTTATGGCAGAAAGGAAGTAATTGCGGACTCATCTGACCCAAGACTTATAGAAGAAATCTTCCGTAGTGGTGGAATCAACATTAAACCAGCCCTCAAAGGACCTGATAGTATTATGGCTGGAATAGATACACTAAAGCAACACAAAATACATTTAACAAAGAACTCAAAGAATCTAATTGATGAGTTCTATTCCTATGTGTGGAAAAAAGATAAAAACAATTCTCTTTTGAACGAGCCCATAGATACCAACAACCACGCAATTGATGCTTGTAGGTATGTAGGAAGTTGGATGCTATCAAACAAAAAGAAAAACTATGGCACTTATGCCATTTCAATTAGATAAGATATGAAGATAAACGGAGTTGAGGTAACCGAAAAGGATTACATAGATTTAGCCCAATGGGCATCTCATTTGGAGAAAGAACTCAATAAGATGGTTCAACAAAGTGAAGAGTTGAAATCAAACCTATTAGCTGTAATCCATCAAAGAAACTCTCTACATAAGAAATTAGAGGATATGAAGCAACAAGTAACTTTGGATAACCTAAACACCATCCAAGCGGAAATCGTTGTTGAAAACATAGAATTGACTAATCCAGAGCAGTATAGAGTAAGTGAATACAAACCACAACAAAAATCTAAATTAGATATAAACTGATGAAAGTAGATAAATTAGTAGCAAGTAATCAGCCAGAGAATTGGTTAGATATAGTAACATCAGAATGTAGGCATTACCCTATACATCTTCTAAAGATTTCTAAAGAAGATTTGGTGTTGGACATAGGAGCTAATGTAGGAGGGTTTTATAGAGCTTGGTCATCCATCTCCGATAATTGGGAAATGGTAGAGCCATCCACCTACAATTGTGAGCAAATCCAAAAGAATACACCAATCACTCCTATACAAAGAGCAGTATATCACTCATCAGATGATACCCTACAATTACAAAACTATTATAACGATGGGGGTGATACCCTTTCAGGCAACTTTGGAACAACCCAATACCTAAATACGGATAACAACCACGGATGGAGAGGAGAATACGAAGAAGTATCTACTATCTCTTTTGAGGATTTGGTTAAAGGTAGAGCGGTTGGCTTACTAAAGATAGATTGTGAAGGAGCTGAGTATCCTTTTTTGATGCATGCTGAACTATCTACTATCCAGTACATAGTTGGTGAGTTTCACAACTTTTTAGGTAAGGAGAAGCAAGATTTACTATTTGGACACATTAACAAAACACACACCGAAATCTATACTGAAGGTAATGGTGTGGATTCACACTTTGTAAAACTATGGCAACGAAAGAATTAAAGATAACAGTTCCAAAGGATTGGTCAGCAATCACTTTGAGAGAATACCTCCGTTTCCAAAAGGATTTGGAAATCTATGGAGAAGAAGAAACGGGCTATATGGCTTGTTTACTACACCATTTCTGCAAAGTTCCAACGGATTACATTGGGCAATTACCATCTGATATGTATGGTGAAATTAAAGTGGATTTGAT